GCCGCATCTAAATTTAGTATTCAACAAAATGCAGGTGCAGTTACACCACCAGCAGGTTTTAGCAATTATCTTGGCGTTACATCATTGTCTGCGTATTCTGTTGGTGCAGGAGAAGTGTTTGCTATATTCCAGCCAATAGAAGGGTTTAATACGGCAGACTTAGACCTTGGAAAAGCAACAGCTAAAACATTTACACTTAGTTTTTTTGTGCGCAGTTCTTTAACTGGAACTTTTGGTGGTTCATTAACTAATAGTGCCTACAATCGTTCATACCCATTCAGCTATACAATATCTGCCGCAAACACTTGGGAACAAAAATCAATTACTGTTGTTGGCGATACTGCTGGAACTTGGGTAGGGGCTACAAACGGAACAGGCTTAAATGTTCAATTTAGTTTAGGAACAGGCACAACCCTTAGTGGAACTGCTGGTGCATGGGCAGCTGCTAACTATCTTTCTGCCACAGGCGCAACATCCGTAGTCGGTACAAACGGTGCTACATGGTATGTAACTGGAGTTCAGCTAGAGGTAGGAAGTAGTGCTACTGGATTTGAATATAGACAGTATGGTACTGAGTTTGCTTTGTGTCAACGCTATCTACAAGTTTGGGGTGGTGCTTCTTCTCAAATGTTAGGAACTGCTTGGTCACCTTCAACTACAGCTACAGTCGTTTCAGCTTTAAGACCAGTAACAATGAGAACTTCTCCTACGCTTACATCTTCAACAGTAGGCGATTGGACTGTATTTAGTGGCGGTGCTGGTTCAATAACAGCAACATCTATTGCACAAAATAGACCCTCTCCTTTTTCTACAAGTATAGAATTTGGTGTTGCTAGTGGATTAACTAGTGGACAAGCTGGAGCAGTATTTACTGCAAACGCAAATGCTCGCATCTACGAATCTGCGGAGTTATAAAATGTATAAACTATATAGAAATTGTTTTGGTGATATAAATGTTGTTGAAAGATTAACAGATAACGCATACATTCCTTTTGACCCAACCAACACAGACTACCAAGCCTACCTTGCATGGTTAGCTGAAGGCAACACACCATTACCAGCGGAGAATACATAATGCCTATTACGATTGACGGAACAGGAACAATATCAGGCGTTAGTGCTACTGGTATTACTACTGTACAAAACTTACCAGCAACAGGTACTATTACAAATTTAACTAGCACTACTGCGACAATAACAACTTTAAACACACCAACTGACGTTCTTGCAACACAAAACGGCATGACTGGTATTGCTAAAGCATGGGTAAATTTTAACGGTACAGGTACGGTAGCTATTCGTAGTGCATTTAATGTATCTAGCATTACAGATAACGGCACAGGTGACTATACAGTTAATTTTACAACTGCAATGCCTAATGCTAATTATTCAGCATTAGCAACCACAAGAAGAAGTGGTGGTAACGACAATCAAGGATTGGCAACTGTTTATCCAAATGCAACTTATTCTAACGCTATTAGCACCACTTTTGTTAGAGTAGTAACTGGAACTTCATCAAATGGTGCTTTATCTGATTTTGATTATGTTGCAGTTTCAGTATTTAGTTCATAAGGATAAATCATGTCACAAGTAATTATTTTTAAAAACGACAATGGCGGTGTATCAGTTTGCATTCCTACTGGTGAAATTAGCATTGAAGCTGTACTTGCTAAAGACTGCCCAGCAGGTGCAATCATCGTTGATAATTCAGAACTTCCTATTGATACAGAATACTTTAATGCTTGGGAATTAGTAGACGGCAAAGTTGTTGTTAATGAAGCTAAAAAACAAGCCATTATTGACGCAATTCAAGCCCCAATAGATACAAAGGCATCTGCACTAGCTAAACTAGCTGCACTTGGTTTAACTGAAGATGAAGTAAAGGCTTTGGTAGGATGAAACAGACTATTCCAGCCCGAACACTAGAAGGTGGACTAATTGAGCCGCACCACGAAATAGAAGTGGTGTGTTTGGTTTGTGGTTACGACTTAGATGAAGCCGAATTGCAAGCCGATGTCTGCTCAGACTGTAACGCTCCCTTAAACCTGAAACAACATATATCCATCCATGCGACATCTGTTCCTGCCGCTGGTGGCGGAGTAATGTAAGGTGAAGGTATGCCTGATCCATTCGGAATTACCGAGGGCGTTAAAGCTGTCACCAGCAGTATTAATGAGTCGGTAAAGGCAAGCAAAGAATTATCTAAAGCAATTGACGGGGTATTAGAGTTAGCAGATTCAGCAGCAAAAGAAAGAACTGAGACAAGAAAAAAAGCTAGGCAAGTTAACCCTGATACCGCAACGATTATTGAAGCAGTAGACGAATGGCAACGACTTTTAATAGCACGGCAGTCAGAAGCAAAGATTCAAGAGCAAATTACCAATAAATACGGTAGTAAGGCTTGGGATGAAATACAAGGTATTAAAGCAAGAAAGCAATGGGAAGAACGGCAAGATAGGTATTTAGAACAGCATGACAGGCGGGTTATGAAAAGCGTAATGTTGCTCTGTTACATATTGGCTGCTTGGATTGCTTACGAATGTACTTGGGGAATATGGAGATAATATGTTACCGTTAATGGCACTGTTTGATGTTGGGATGAAAGTTCTAGATAAGTTTGTTCCTGACCCTGAAGCTAAGGCAAAGGCTCAAAAAGAGTTGCTACAGATGCAGCAAGAAGGCAGGTTGGCTGAACTTAATGCCGATAACATTGAAGCCCAAGAATTAACTAAACGCCAGCAAGCTGATATGTCTAGTGATAGCTGGTTGTCTAAGAACATCCGTCCAGGTACGCTAGTATTTATTTTGGTTGTATATACATCATTTGCAATTATGAGTGCGTTTGAAATGAATGTGCATCAACCCTATGTAGAACTGCTTGGGCAGTGGGGTATGCTGATTATGTCGTTCTACTTTGGTGGTCGCACCCTTGAGAAGATTATGGACATGAAGAGGTCAAAAGATGAGTCTAAGTAAACACTTTACCTTTGAAGAGCTAACGCACACAGACCATCGTGAGTTTGACAACACCCCAAATGTAGAAGAAACCGAAAATTTGACTCGATTGGCAGAGTTCTTAGAGCAAGTTAAAGAGGTGTTAGGTGGTAAGCCAATTATGGTTAACTCCGCCTTTAGGTCAGAAGCCGTGAATAATGCCGTTGGAAGTCGCAACACCTCACAACATCGCATAGGATGTGCTGCTGATATTAGAGTACCAGGCATGACCCCAGATGAAGTTGTTAAAGCAGTGATTGCATCAGGGATCGGATACGATCAGATTATTCGTGAATTTGACAGGTGGACACATATATCTATCCCAAATAAACCCAAAGATAAACCTCGCCAACAGGCACTCATTATCGATAAAATGGGTACACGACAATACGCCTAATATGCCACTCCAAAAACTACAATTTAAGCCAGGTTTAAACAGGGATCAAACTAACTACACCAACGAAGGTGGGTTCTTTGAGTGCAATAAAGTGCGCTTTCGTTCTGGTTATCCTCAAAAGATTGGCGGCTGGCTTCGTTACGGTACCTCTACTGTAGCTGGCATCTGTCGGCAGGTATTTAACTGGATTACCACGGCTTCAGATAACTACTTAGCCCTAGGAACATCAAAAAAACTTTATATTGAGGCAGGACAGACTTTATACGACATCACGCCTATACAAGCTACTTTTGTTTCTCCAGCAACAAATAACTGCTTTACCACTGTAAACGGGTCTAAAACCGTCACTGTGACTATAACGGCTCACGGAGCTTCAGATGGAGATTACGTTACTTTTTCGGGTGCGGTAGCAGTAGGCGGAATCTTAGCGGTTACTCTAAATACAGAGTTTATTGTTGATCAAGTAACGTCAAGCACCTTTACGATTACCGCTGCGACTGCGGCTACGTCTTCTACTTCTGGAGGCGGTACTGGAATTACAGCCGCTATTCAAATACCTATTGGTAACAACAATGCTTCGGCAGGATATGGCTGGAGTGCGGGCACATGGAGCCGTTTGTCTTGGGGTTCTGGTAATCCTACACCTGTAGTCAACCCTCAGCGGGACTGGTTCTTGCAGAACTTTGATAACGACCTTGTGGCTAATATTCGTAATGGCGCAATTTACTATTGGCAATATTCAGGTGGTGTGGGAGTTAGAGCTACTTTACTTTCTGCAACGACTATAGACAGCGTAGCCCCAGCAGACGTTCCTACGCAGGCAATGCAGGTTCTAGTCTCCCAGAACGATAAACATCTTATTTGTTTTGGTGCTACCCCTTATGGGGGAGGATCATTTGACCCCCTATTAATCCGCTGGGCTACCCAAGATCAGCCTAATGTCTGGACACCTTTAGTCACTAATTCGGCAGGTTTTATACGGGTTTCCCGTGGTTCAGCCATTGTCTGTGCGGTAGCAACTCGTCAAGAAATCCTTGTATATACAGAGGGAACCTTAAATTCTCTCCAGTTCGTAGGCACCACAGACGTCTTTAGTCTTAATGAGCTTTCGGACAATATTTCTATTATTGGTCCTCGTGCTGTCGTAGCCGTTAATAACACCGCCTATTGGATGGGGCATGATAAGTTCTATGCCTACACAGGACGGGTTGAAACTTTGCCTTGTACCCTAAGAAACCACGTTTTTCAAAACTTTAACTACGACCAAGCCGACCAAGTTATTTCAGGAACTAATGAAGGCTGGAACGAGGTCTGGTGGTTCTATCCAACGGCAACTAGTCAAGTCAATGACGCCTATGTTATTTACAACCATTTAGAGAAGATTTGGTACTACGGCACAATAGATCGTACTGCGTGGTCGGACTCGTCTTTAAGGGAATACCCTCAAGCGCTTACAGGAACCTACGTTACAGGTTCTATTACCTCTACGACTTTAACAGTCACTGCGGTCTCGGTAGGCATTTTACAAGTAGGTTCAGTCATTACTGGCACAGGCATTTCTGTAGGAACCACAATAACGGCTCTAGGCACTGGCACTGGCGGGATTGGAACTTACACCGTTAATATCTCTCAAAGTGTCGTATCAACTGCTATAACGGCTGATAGTATTATTTACAACCACGAAGAAGGACTGAATGACGGCACGGATGCGATGACCTCGTTTATTGCGTCTTCGGACTTTGACCTAGTAGACGGAGATCAGTTTATCTTGACCAAACGGATTATCCCTGACCTCAATTTTGCTGGATCGACTGCCGCCCTACCTGCGGTCACAATGTACATAAAACCACGGAACTTCCCTGGCAATGCCTATTCCAACGTAGATTCTGAACAAGTCATCGAGACCTCGGTAGACGTCTATACCGAACAGATCTTTATGAGGGCTAGGGCACGGCAGATGGCAATCGAGATTGAATCAACCGATTTAGATGTCCAATGGCAGTTAGGTAGTCCAAGATTGGATGGTAGACCAGATGGGCGCAGATAATGGGAATGCAACGATTTCGGGCGCCAGCTCTTCCGCTTGCAACACCAGATTACGACCAACAGCAACTGTCTCAGTTAATCGGGGTTTTACGGCTTTACTTTACCCAGTTAGACTCCAACGTGCCTTTACAGGCAGACGGGATCAGGCTATTAAATCTACCAACATCAGGGTACAATTTGCCAAACGGCACTGTATTTCAGGTTGGGGAAGACTTAAGGATTGTAGTACCTAATATTTCTTATCTATTTGGAGTATCTGCCACAGCTAGTGTGGGGACGGTAACGGTAACAGTATGAACTATTTTGCGAGGCGTTTATGAGCTATGCTGCAGCACAACATTTAGCCTCTTATGGTCGTGGGGGTGATACCGAATTAGTCCACATGACTAAAGGTGAAATAAAAGGTCTCCAAGCTTTAGCTATGGCTCGTGGCGGTTCGCTCACAATTAACCCTGATACAGGTCTAGTAGAAGCGGGCTTCTTAAAAAGAATGCTCCCTATGGTAGCAGGTGCAGCCCTTGCAGCTACTGGCGTAGGTGCACCAATGGCAGCTTTAATAGTTGGTGGTGGCTATGGCTTGGCTACAGGCAGTGTTACCAAAGGTCTCATGGCAGGTCTGAGTGCTTATGGCGGTGCTGGGTTAACTAGCAGTCTAGGGGCTTTAGGTGGAGAAGCTTTAGCAACTCAAGGGGGTGACGCTGCTTTAAATGTGTTTAACGAAACTCAACGACAAGCAGTTACATCAGGACTTGAAAATCTTCCTGTTGGTAGCGGTGGTGTTGGTATACCTACAGAATCTGGGATGTATTTTCCTGGAGCAACACCAGGAGCTAGCACTGAAGTAGCAGGGGCGGCGGGTACTAATTATTATCAACAAGCTGCTCAAAACTTTTTAGAAAACCCAAATAACTTTGACAAGTTAACTCCACAAACTTTACAGGATTATCAAGGTGCATTAAAGGCTCCTGGAGCTAACCCCCAAGATATTATTAGTGCCGCTGGTAGGGCGCAAGGCGCTGCTGGTGCTACTACAACAGGTAATGTAACTAAAGGAATTGGAGAAGTATTTAGTAGTCCAAGTGCTGCTGGAACTTTTGCTAAAGATAATGCACTTACTATAGGCAGCGCGTTTCTTCCTGAATTTCTTAATAAAGAACAAAAAGCACCTGTTGGTTATACCGAAGATGAATACGATAGACAGTTAAAAGGCTATCGTATGAGTCCTGATTACAAAGCGTACGAAGCTCCAAGACCTAATCCATACTATCAAGCCACTTATGCAGCAGAGGGTGGCGTAATGAATTCTTTTGATGATGAGAGCGGTGTCGACATGGCTTCTGGCGGTATTGCGCGCTATAGAAGTAAGGGTCAAGTTAATGTGTTACAAGATTACTTGGATAGACAAGGGCAACAGCAATTAAGCCCATTACCAGAAAGTGTTGGGGTTCCACGCACAGGTATCTTTAGGGATACTGATGTAGATACAGCAAAAAAAGATGCATTGACTGCTTCTATGATTCGTTTAGGTAAAGCAGGTAGGGGTGCTGGTATTAAGCCAATTGCTCTCCCTAAAACCTCAATTAAAGGTCTAGGCGATATTAGAGGCGCTACTCCTGAAATAGAAGAAGCTGCTGCTGGTGGCACTATGCGTTACAACCTAGGAGGGTACTCTGATGGCGGAAGGATGCTTAAAGGACCTGGTGATGGTATGTCTGATTCTATTCCTGCTACTATTGCTGGAAAGCAACCAGCACGGTTGGCTGATGGAGAGTTTGTTGTCCCAGCTGATGTTGTTTCGCATTTAGGTAATGGCTCTACGGACGCTGGTGCTAAAAAGTTATATAGCATGATGGATAAAATTCGCAAGGCTAGAACTGGTAAAAGAAAACAAGCCCCTGCGGTTAAAGCTAATAGATATATGCCCGCATGACAACACTTACGTATGAAGACGTCAATGGGCTTGACTTTATACCAGAGTTTGAAAAGCTATTTCCTGAGCATTATGATGAGTTATGTGTAACAAAAGATTACCCTGCCAATCCAAATTATGATGCTTATAGGCAGATGGGGGAAGCAGGTTTATTAAGGACTATTACTTGTAGGGCAGATGGTGAATTAGTTGGGTATGTTATTTTTTATATCCAGCCTCATTTGCATTACAAAGATTGTTTAACGGCTTTTGAAGATTTGTATTTTGTTAAAAAAGAATACAGAAAAGGTCGAGTAGGAATTAGATTGTTTCAATACGCTGAACAAGTTTTAAAAGAGCGTGGAGTAAATAGAGTTGTAATACATACTAAAGTGCATTTAGACAACTCTAAGTTGTTTGAGTATTTAGGGTACAAGCATACAGATAAAATATTTACTAAGATGTTGTAAGGGAAAATTATGAATTATTCACGTCGCCAGTTATATGCCTTAGGAGAACCCCTAGGAGATTCCGTTACCACTAAAAAAGTGAGTGGAGGACGTATTTATGGTGGTGGCGGCGGTGGTGGTGGTAGTAGTGCACCCCAACAGTCAACAACTTATAACACTAATGTTCCTGAATATGCAAAACCTTATGTAACCACAATGCTGGGTGCTACCCAGAAACAATTATTTGAAGGCACTCCTACTGGAGAAGGTGGTTTTGATATCACTGGGTTTAAACCGTATAGACCCTACAGCACAGACGTAAACAATTATTTTGCTGGTTTTTCTCCATTACAACAACAAGCACAAACTAGTGTGAGAGGGTTACAAACTCCAGGACAATTTGGAGATGCTACTACTTTAGCTGGTGCTGCTGGTTTAGGTTCGTTAGGTGCAGGGCAACAATATAACCAAAACGTAACTGACCCTGCAAGAATGCAAGCATTTATGTCGCCGTATCAACAAAGTGTTACGGATATTGCCAAAACTGCTGCTGTACGTGAAGCTCAAATGGCACAAAACGCTCAAAACTTAGGTGCTGCTCGTCAAGGTACTTACGGCGGTGCACGTCAGGCTTTGATGCAAAGTGAGCGTGAAAAGAATTTATTATCTAACCTGTCTAATATCCAAGCACAAGGGTCACAGTCTGCGTTTGATAGAGCAATGCAAGCACAACAGTTTGGTTCTACTTTAGGTATGCAAGGTTATGGGCAGGCAGGACAAGCTGCGTCTACTTTAGGTCAGTTAGGTGGTGCTCAATTAGGCGCTCAAAAAGATATTATTGGTTTGCAAAATCAAATGGGCGGGCAGCAACAAGCCCTTGAGCAGGCTAAGATTAATCAATCAATTCAAGATTACGCAACACAACAACAATATCCGCTCATGCAATTAGGCATGATGTCCAATATGCTTCGTGGTTTGCCATTACAAGCAACTACAACTCAGACTTATCAAGCTCAACCTTCTAACCTTAATCAAGGTCTTGGTCTTTTGGCTGGAGCTGCTGGCGCTAAGCAAGCTGGTTTATTTGCAGAAGGGGGAACTATCAAGGGTTTAGCAGAGGGCGGTGTTACAGGCTACGCCAACCGAGGTTTGGCTCAAGCTAATCCTAGAAGCGCAGCGGTTCAAGGTATTAAAGCTAAATTAGAAATGATGCCTATAGACCAGTTGCAGCAAGTGGCTCAAAGTAGCTCTAGTGAAGAAGTACGCACTATGGCATTAGAGGTGTTACAAGAAAAGAAAATACGGGCGCAAGCTGAGCAACAAGCTCAACAATCTATTGCCCAAGATCAACAAGCTATGCCTACTCCAGTATCAGAAAGAGCTGGTTTACCTGCCGCACCTGCTGGTGCTATGGATACATTAAATGCCGCTAGTGGCGGTATTGTAGCTTTTGCTAATGAGGGTGAAGTTGAGTTAGACCCAGAAGAAGCAGCTCGCTTACAACAAGAGTTTCTTTCACGTCAAAAATACGAGAACTTTGCTAGAAAACAACGTGAGGCTGCTGGTGTTGGTGCGCCCAAGGCTGCATTAGGTGAGTTTTATGCAAAAGAACAAGCTGCCTTGGGAGATGCTGAGAAACAAGCTAGAGGGTATGACTTGTTAAACTTTGGTATTAACTTAGCTACTCAAGCAGGCCCTTTAGCGCAAGCAGGTGCTAGAGCAGGTCAAGCAACATTGCCTGGAATGATAGCCCGCCAAGAAGGACTTAGAGAGCGTCGTGGTGGTGTTGCTAAAGGTCTTGCTGAAGTTGCTGAAGGTGAACGCCTAATGAAGCTAGGTGATATTACTGGTGGCAATGCTATGTTTGAGAAAGCGGAAGAACGTCTCAGTAAAGAAAAAGTTGCAAGTACAAGAGCTTCTGTAGCAGATAGAGCAGATAATCACGCTAGGGGTTATTTAGCAGATGCAAGGGCTAAGGGTGATAAAAGACCTGAGGAAATTGTTCTTCTTGAAGGTAGGAACGATTATTTAAATAAAGTGCAGCAAGCTCAAATGGCACGTGCAGGTGTTGCAGCGCAACAAGTAAATATTACTGGACAAAATCTTACTAGGGATGATGCTAATAAAGAGATTAGAGAAGTGGGTACTCCTGGAAACGATAGATTTAAAGCTGAACTTAAAAAAGCACAAAGTGATCCTAATTACAAAAACCTTTCTCCCGCTGAAAAGAAAAAAATTAAAGCAGATATTAAAGAGCGGGTAAGGGACGAAATAATGACTAAAAATCAATCTGGTGGGGGCAGTAGTAAGCCAAAAACTAGTAGTAAAGCAAACCCTGCTGATTTTGATAGTTAAATAATGGCATATGACGTCGAAGGTGCAAGGAAAGCAGGTCTTAGCGATGCTGAGATTAATAACTACCTTGCCAACAAATACAAATACAACCTAGCAGGTGCTAGGGAAGCGGGTCTTGCTGATACCGATATATTGACTCATCTGATTACAAAAGATAAACCTGTAGCTAAAGCAGTTGCCCCTACAGTAGCAACAACAGAAGTCACCCCTATAAGCAGCCCTGAAGAAGTAACTTCACAAATGGAAACCCCTAGAGGGGCATTTGCAGCGCAGCCAGGTGCGGGTCTAACTGAGCAACAAAAGAAACAACTAGCAGACGCAACCGCAAAGTACGAAGCGGAAGTGCCATTCCTGCAGCGGCAGACTGATCCAATAAAAGCAGGGGTCAAAGGGTTAGCAACTGTTGTTCCAAACTTAGAAATTACTAGTCTTCAAAAAGAAATTAATGCAATACGAGAAGGCAAGGTTGGTCCACGGGATCCACTAACTGGAGAGATGACCCCTCTTCAACCAGAAGAAGCTGAAGCCGCAATTAAATCATTGCAGGCACGGCAAGCAGAAGCACAAAAGAAAGTAATGGGCGTTCAAACAGAAATTAGTAAAATTAAAAAAAGACCAGCCGTTGAACTATTAAATGATGTAACAACTGCACGGCAAGCATTCCAAGCATTCCAAGCTGATCCTTTAGGGGTTATGGCTAGTGTATCTTTAGAAAGCTTGCCACAGGTTGCTCCTGCTCTTGTACTAGGTGCTATAACACGTAACCCTACTGTGGGTGCGTTGGCTATGGGTAGTACTAGCTTTGCTAGTGAGTTGTCTTCTGGGGTTATGGAGTACTTTCAAGATAACGGAATTAATACTGGAGACCCTATAGCGGTTAACAAAGCATTAAACGATCCTACACTATTTGCTAAAGCGTATGAACATGCTTTAGCACGGGGTTCTATTATTGCCATTGCAGATACCGCCGCTGCTGGTTTGGCTAGCAAAATGCTTGTACCTAAAGGGGTAATAAAAAATCAATTTGCAAAAGAAGCAGTCAATATTGGGGTGGCCCAACCTGTTGCGCAAATGGTTAGTGGTGCTGGCGGTGAAATACTTGCACAGCTTGCTACTGAAGGTGAGGTTAAAAAACCTGGTCGAGCAGTTTTAGAAGCTGCGGGTGAAGGTCCATCTAGCTTATTAGAGACAGGAGCATTTGGCGGGCAACAAGCCTATGAACGCTTACCATCTACCATTGCAAAAAGAGAAGCGGAAGCTAAATCTGTTGAAGATCAAAAGAAAATACTTGATAAGCTCAATGCACCTGGGGCTATGGATGCTTTGGGGCAACAGTTTAACGATGAAGTTGAAAGATTAAAGAATACAATAAACCCTAAAACACAAAAGAAAGGGTCAGCTGGACGTCTTTATACTGAAGAAGAAGCTTTTGCCCTTGCTGGTGATGCCATACTGCAGGAAGGTGGACTAGATGGACTTGAATCAATTATCGGTGGAGCAAATAAACCAGGCGTTTCTGTGCCTAGCGGAACAAGCGGAACCGACACAGGAACTACGGACACTACCCAAGGAAACTTGGCAGCAACTGGCACGACTACTACTGCTACTGGAAGCGGAGAAGGAACTGAACTCAATACACTAGTTGCTGAACTAAAAGCTAAGTATCCACAAATGACGGATGAGCAAGTAACTGCTCTTGCCACAGAAAGCCTACGTCAAAAACAAATGGCGGCTGATACGGGTGCACCTGCTGCGCTTACTGAAGAAAACAAACCCAATGTATTAGATACAGGTTTTGTCTGGAGAAAAGATGGTGTTGATATACCTATTCAAGTTGTAGCAGAAAGACTTGCATCTGATAGCGGGGAAAGAGAAGTTGTTGCATTGGTTGACGGTGAAGAAGTAAATATCCCAATTAGCCAAATTGCTCGTAGCCCAGACTTTAAATCAACAACACCCCCAGTTAAAATTGGTAAGCCAAGAGGTAGACCAAAAGCGGACAAGACTCCAGAGCAAATAGCTGCTGCTGCTGAATATCGCAAACAACGTCAGGATATAGGTAAAAATGCTATTACTGAAGTTACTAAAGCTGAGAAGGTTCTAAACAGAGTAGTTGATGAGCAAGCCATTATTGAGAATTCTGGCACTGAGAAAGAAGCTCAGGATACTTTGTTTGGTCTAAGAGAAGAACGCATAGGCGCTCTTGCAGTTGCGCATGGTTTAGCTACAAATCCAGACCAAAAGAATAAAACTGCGGGTAAAAGAGCTACTACCCTATTAGAAAAAGCTGATCCTCAAGAACGTGAGCTTGGTAAACAAAGACACGAAGCCAAGCAAAAATTGGGCACACCTAGCCGTTCTGAAATTATTGAGTCCACTAATGGACAAGACAACGCAGCGTTTGAAAAGTTTTCTTTTGCTAAAGGTGCAGTTAATTACATAGCTAACTCAAAAAGTAGCAACGCATTTGAAAAAGTGCTAGCTAAGCGTCTTGCGCCGTTTCTTAATGGGGTTAAGTTTGTCATAGTAGACAGCGAGGCAGATATGCCTACTCCTAAACTACAAAGGTTTATGAAAGACTCAGCAGGTCTTTTTGATCCCGAGACAAACACTATTTACGTACTGCGTAAAGGCGGTATCAACAATACTGTTGTGTTACACGAGGCTTTGCATGCTGCAACGGTTGCTCGTATTATTGCATTTGATTTTTTAAAAAACGCCAAACGACCCATCCCTGCTGCTTTACGAGTTCCTGTTCAAGAACTGTACGACACCATGGAGGATGCTAAGAAAATATACGACGAACTTGCTGATGCGGGTATGCTTCCTCCTCAGATGTTAAAAATTCCAAAAGAAGCATTTACTGACCTTAGAGAATTTGTAGCATATGGTCTGTCTTTACCTTTGATGCAGGACTTTCTCCTATTAGCCCCTGGTGAGTACGCTGGTGAAGCCCCTGGGTTTATTAGCAAAATTTTTACTCGATTTGTACAGAGCTTACGTAAGATGTTTAGTATGGGCAAAGAGCATATGTCCGCTTTGCAAGATTTAATAATTGTTACTGATAAGTTATTAAGTACGCCTGTGACTCCAGAAGAAATTGAACTGAATGAATTACTGGGTGAACCGTCAGCGGCTAAAGCACCTAAGTCACCCAAAGCACCTAAGCCCCCCAAAGCGCCTAAGCAGTTAAAAACGGTGGAGAACGTACTTAGAAAACTTAGGTTATCTCATAGCAGTACTGACATGAATACTTCAATCGGTCAGTTAATGATGCAAACTAGAAATGCTAGTGATGCTATTCGACTAATGAAGGCTGTTTATAGCACTATAAGCGTAGCTAAGTTAAAGTTTGTAATGCGCGCTTTTGATACAGGGGATATTACCCGCATAGCAGGGGATAAGCTTACCAACCTAAAAGTTATTAACGCTGCTGTAAATGACATGGCTGGTATGCGTACCCGCATGATTCGTGAGCTATCAGAAAAAGTTCCCGCTTGGATTAACTTTAACCAAAAATATAAAAAGGGTGGCAAAGCATTAGCTGATGTAATAAATGCAGCTACTCTCTTACAGGTTGACCCTGCTAAATATTCTGATGCGGCAACTGCTATAAAAAATGATCCAAAATTAAAACAAATAGAAAACGATATTCTTAACCCGTCTACAGACCCTAAAAGTTTGCCTAGACTTAAAGGTGAAAGAAGTAAACGTACCGAGGCTATAAAACTATTGTATGGGGGTGGGATTTTAAATAACCCTATTACAGGTGAAAAATTTACTATGCTTGGCTGGGATGCCTTGGGTAAATTTGGAAACGGCGAAGGGCATGCTATATACAAGATGGCTAGAGATAGCTACAAGCAAACGTTTGACTTGCATGAAAAGCTACTAAAAGAAAAGATTGCATCTTCTAACGTACCTGGAGATATTAATGATGCATCTACTCCAAAAGGTAAGTTGATTGCGGCTATTACTAAGACCTTCCAAGAAGCCCGATTGTTAGATATTTACTTTCCATTAATGCGTTACGGTAATTTTTTCTATAGTGTAGGTAAAGGCGCAAGTGGTGAGTTCTATATGTTTGAAAGCGCTACTGCCCGCAATGCTGCTGTTGAAGCCCGTGTTGCTGAACTTAATAAAGCTAGAGGTACTAATCGTAGCTTAGCTAAAATGATTGAAGATGGGGATATAGACGTTGGCGATGACATACGCAAACTAAGAGAGAAGCATGTTGAGTCTAGCGACATGCTTAAAGAAATCTTTGCAATGCTAGATAGCAATAAAATGTCGGATATAGAGGCTGTTAAAGACAATATCTACCAAATGTATCTGATGACCCTACCAGATAAGGACATTCGCCGTAAGTTTGTACACCGCCAAGGCAAGACTGGTTTTAGTGCCGATGTAATCCGCAACTTTATTACTAGCCAACATACAGCTGCTAATCAACTAGCTCGTCTAAGCTACGCAGATAAGATTCGTAACGGCATAGCAGCTGCGTATGCAGAGATAGCACAGAACCCAGACAAGCTAAAGCTATCCGTACTTATTAGAGAAATTAGCGCTAGAGCGCTTGATGAGATTACACCTAGCGTCCCTGATGACGGCATAGACTGGAATCAAGTTGCGGCAGCAGGTAACAAGTTTGTGTTCTATTGGTTGCTAACCTCTCCTAAGTCTGCATTAATACAGATGACACAACTACCAATAGTAGGTTTACCAACCCTTGGAGCTGAGTTTGGTGTAGCAAAAGCAGGTGCAACTGCTCTTAGGTATAGTGCCCTGTGGAATAAATTTAGCACAACTAAAACAGATGACAATGGGAACGTAACTACTAACTGGGGGCAGCCTTCTATCGGTGACTCTAAGTATGTTACTGAGCACAAAGATCCAGCGTATAGAAAAACGTTAAAAGATGCTTGGAACTTTGCTAACGACAAAGATATATTTATGTCTACCTATGCAGGAGATATGACTGCAATGTCTGCAGTTCCTACTGGGCAGTATCACAATGTAGTTAGCAAAGCGACTAGAGGTGTATTTAATTTTATGGGTGGTGCATTCCACCACGCTGAGCGCATATCTCGTGAGATTATGTTTATGTCATCTTTTGAATTAGCCTATGCTGATTACAAGCAAAAGGGTATGGATGATAAAGCTGCTTTCGATGCTGCTACTGAAAAAGCCTTAAGTCTAACGTACGATGCTTTGTTTAATTACACACAGTACAACAAGCCTAGGTTGATGAAGGGTAGCCCAGGAGCTAAGCTAGCTACACAGTTCTTAACTTACCCATTGCAAATGACATCGTACTTAGTACGTAACTTTTACGGTATGTTGCCGTTTCTAAATAAAGAGGAAAAAAAAGAAGCAGCAATTAAGTTCTTTGGTACTTTAGGTATGACTGGTTTGTTTGCTGGTGTTACAGGATTTCCTTTATATAGTTTTATCATGGGTGTAGCAGAAGGCGTACGTGAGTTAATGCGGGATGAAGATGATGAAGACTATGATGAAGATGATGAAGGAAACCCACTTGGTAAACGTAATTTAGATTTATGGTTTAGAAATTGGTTTATTCCTACCTATTTTGGTCCCGACAGTAACCTAGCTAGCGTTTTAGGATTGACTGAAGAAGACGCTGCAACCTTAGCTCGTAGTGTTGAAATGGGCCCACTATCTGCAGTTACAGGTTTAAATCTTGGTGCATCTACTTCGTTAGACGGATTATGGTTTAGAGACGATACTCCTGGAAATACTTCTAAAGAGGCTTTCCAAAACTTTGTGTTTGGTTTTACTGGTCCTATAGGTAGCATAGGTGTAAACATAGCGGGTGCTTTTGATGACTTTAATAATGGGCAAATAAATAGAGGCTTTGAAAAACTTTCTCCAGCGTGGCTTAGAGGCAGTTTAACTTCATATAGGCTAAGTAAAGAAGGTGCTACTACCACCAAAGGCGACGAGATTATGGATGCGGAGTTTTATACAACAGGCAAATTAGCTGCGCAAGCTCTAGGGTTTGGAAATACTGAAGTAGCACAAATACAAAAGTCTAACTTTATGGCTAAACAAATAGTTACAAAGATAGAAAAAGAAAAGGCTACGTTGCTTAATCGTTTAGATATAGCAGTACGTAATGATGACGATGATAAAGTTGATTCAATACTAGAACAAGTAGACAAATTTAATACCAAAAACTCTATGTTACCTATCAGCGGTGAAACAATTAATAACTCCTTGCAATCTCGTGAGGAACGCCGTGGCAAATCGTCCCAAGGCTTATCTGTAACAGATGCACAAGCTCCATTTGTTTATCCTCTAGTAGAGGGTACTCGTTCTGTAGACAAGAGATAAAAAAGACCCCGCACTAGGCGGGGTTCAAGAGGGTTGGAAGGAGCTAACTTCCGAGGAGAAACAGACGAGCTGTTCTGTGCTTGAGTATAGGTTAAATTCTCCATATGCGTAAGCCTCTTACGCCCTCTTCAATAACTAATTTTGTAATTACTTCTATTTTTAATCTTTTTGTAACACGTAGGATATCCTGCTTAGCTACACTGGTGTCAATGCAGGGTATGAAAATCGAATACCCCACTTTAAAATTTTTCCAGTTAACGTTGTAACTAATCTTCTCTACTAGCATTCTCAACTATAGGCGCAACCATCGCATCTATATTAATAAAGTCCGTTACAGAACAATCAAATATTAACGCATAGACTCCAGGTGATGTAACCCGCATGCCTTTTGACATCTGCTTGGTATCCCCCTTAAGGAAGATGCCCTTGGTCTTAAGCTCATGCAATGTGTCTTTGTATGATGCTTGTGACTCCACACAATCCTTTTTAAAGTGTTTAGCAACGATATACATTAGCTTTGTATCAGGCTCGTAACGGATATACAACTCACCCCGTGGTTCTTGTATTGGCAATGCATGCATATTGGTACGCTTATCTGTATCGTTGTTTACAACCAACATGTTTTGTATATGACGATTAAGGTAGTCACCAATTACAGAAGAGGAGTTGTTAGCTGGCGGTGCAATATCTTGGCGTACTGTGGTTAACATCTGCATAGACCATGCGTAGATAGCTTTCATATCGTAGTCGTGTAGACCTAGCATACGGGCAATCAAACCTCCTGTCAGGTTACAAGCAATAACTGCAGACCAGAAGCGCTCCTTGTTGGTTAGGCGCATCTCTTTATCAATTTTCTGTTGGATAGCTAACATGTTGCTCTTAGCATCTTCTAAATTATTGACTAAATAAGAACAGTAAATATCTCCAGCATGACCGTAGTTTTCCTTGAGCTGGTGGTCAAACATGTGCTTAGCTACATGCGTTGGAATAATATTACTTGGGTGGATTTGATACTCTAGCAAGCGCATCATCTCCCCGTCAGGACTATTTTTATGCACACCCATTTTCTCGTAGAAGCTAGCGTTAGAACTAGCTAAGGATATGGTCTGCCAAGTAGTCTTGTTAATGCGCATCTCATTTTTGTCTGACCTAGACCTATTTGCTCCACGACCTTGTGACATGCTATACGCTAGGGTAGAGAAGTCCGCAGGGCTAAGATTGGTAATCTCATCCACAGTAAACGGTAAGTTATTCATAATACCTAGGTGAAGCACCTTAGCAGCTAGGGTATCTTTCCAAATAGCCGCTAGTTTATCGGGGTGTCCGTACACGCTATTGCACATATACAACGCCGTAGATTTACCTGTGCCTGAATCCTTGTGGATTAGGTTTATGATTGCTCCGCTATGACCAGTGAATTTAAGAAGCGGCGCGCCAAACGCAGTAAGCGCAGCGAACGCATGGGGTTCTAGACCAGGCGCCCCGTACATATTAAATACTTCTTTCCACTTCTCCATTGTCCCCATAGGATGCATGCTTTCTGCAAACTGTTGTGTAACTGTGGATGGAGGGCTATGGAATGCACCATCCTTACTAACCTCTCTGTCACCAATAATAAACTTGCTGTCTTTATCTACCCAGCCAAATTGTGTCCTCATAAGTTCCGCTTTCTTTTTATATTGCAATTCTTTAATGAACGTCATTAAGAACGCCATTAATTGATCCATTTGTTTTGGCATTCCTGCCACACCCTTGGTAGAAAGAGCTTCACGCAATCTTTCTTTAACTGCCACCGTAGAAAGGGGTATTGTAAATTCTCGTACACCGTCTTGAGGTAAATGCAAACGTAACAGTACTAACTCACCCACAGAAGGGTCAGGGTCATTCATGCGCTTTACTACATACAAGTCATGCTCATACACGCAGATAGGTTCTGTTTCTTCCTCGCTGCTAACAGTTATGTAAATGCCACCATTCTTACCACGGAAATAAGGGTAGGGGTAAGACGGTATCTTGTGTGTTGCAAAGTCATCTAACTCTTCGGTCTCGTGAACCTCTGTTTCTTCTGCCTTTACTATTTCTCTACCTAATGCAATGGGAGAACCAATACGACCCTTCCATTGACAACCATCACAACCTCCTGGATTATTTTTCTCAAACGTAGCGCATCGTTGTGCAAACGCAGTGTGGCTAGCTTTGTTCTCTGTATCTTCGGGTGAGTACTCAGGATGCCGTTCTGAAATCTTGTGGATTGCAGTTTCTCTGTCTACGCAACGGTGAGCAATAGATAAGGCATTGAACCACATAGGTTCGGATACAGAGTCTTGATTTTGAAACTGGTACAACAACTGTGCACAACCTTCGTTGTTGGCACTGCGAATCATAATCTTACTAAACCGTGATACGGTATTAGCAGCCATGGCTTTTTGTAATTCACTTAATTCTTTTGGTGCGGAAGGTTTTGTTGGCGCTTCTTTTACGCCTAGTAAATTTTTAAATGTTTCGTACTCTACATCTGGTGCATCACTGATTAGCTCTACTGGCTTAGGTGGATTATCTTTAAAATTCAGTGTGCCTGGTACTCTAAGAACACGGGCTATTTCAAATACGCTTGCGTCGACATAAAGGTTGTGCAATACACACAACTCGTTCAAACGATTAGCAACTGGCTCCCATTCCTCTTTACTTACAGGATTAGTAAGGGGCCAATACGCATGGATGCCTCTACCTGAGTTAACAAGTAATGGTCTGGGTAATCCGATTAGTTTGCAAAACTTTTGTAGTTCTTGTAATCCAGTAGCTTGATCAATGTATCCGTCGGGGCGACCTGTCTTTTGGTTTACTTCTGCTTTAGACTCGCCACAATCTAAATCGAGCCAAAAAGATTTAAGGTCTTTTACATTTTCCTTTTTGCGGTTTAAATTGGTTTCAAACTTAGCTACGCCAAAATAAACATCCCTACCTTTTTCTAAAAACTCTGCTACATACTTATCAAATTCTTCTCGTGTTTGAACAAGCTCTTGTATAGCAGACTTACCCTTTAAGCCGAGCACGGTAAGCCACCCATCGGGGCTTTGCACTCTGTTTAATAGGTCAATATTTGCCATCGTTGTCTCATTGTTAGGGAAAAAAGGGGGGACTACTCCCCCCAAACCTCCGTTAATAGGTTTTACTTAAGCTTTGATTCTTTGATGTGCTTGTTAAAACTATTGAGTAATCTAGTTACGTCTTTAGTAACACTGTCCTTTGGTGTATACGCCCCAACGAACCAGTTATAGACGGTCTGACGGCTAACCCTAAGCGTAGCGGCTACATCTGCAACCGATATACCTAGTTTGATAGCCGCCCTACCCAACGCAACTCCAAGCCCACTGCTATCAGCTCTTTTGTTTAACTGAATAGTCTTGGCACTATAGCCGTAACTCATTATTAACTATCCGACCAAGCACTGACAACGTCAGCTAGATTTGCCTTTGGTGCTGTAGGAGGCGCTTCAGCCTTCTTAGACCGTTTAACAACAGGCTCTTCAATAACTTCTTCAGTTTCTACAAACGCTGGCACTGCTTTAGCTGCTGGCGGTAACTTAACAACACCATCTTGCTGAGCTACGGTTAACTGAATTACAGTCTTAGACTCTGGTGTTGCCTGAGCAGCTTCTACTACATCAATCTCTTCATCAGTTAGATGACGCACAGGAGTAAACTTTAATACATCGGCAGTCTCGTTCTCATCAAATGCAATCTGAGTAACGATGCGGTCAATGCTTTCTCCATTAGCTGGTAAGAACTTAATGTAGCTTTCAAACGGATGTGTATTACCAGTGCCCTTACCAAACAATGACTTAGCTGGGATATTGAACTGGTATATATCACCACTCATATCGCCTTCGAGTACCATGGCTACACGACGATTAAAACGACATGCACGACCTTTGCCATTAGTGCCTGAGCCGTCAATGTTTTGTGAGCAGCTAGCGCAGTTTGCTGATTGTGCATTAGCAGCTTTAGGGTCAGGTACATCACCTAAGTTTGACCAGCAGTCTGGCAGAGTAGGAGCCGCATCAGGATCAAATGCAGTTGCATAGAATTGACGGGATACTTTAGGTAAGGCATTGATAACGATGACGTTCATATGACCGTCTTTAATCTTACCTGCTTCCTTACCGTTAATGATACGACGGAATACACCCTTAGACATAGTGATACGACGGGATGTATTACTGTTTGCACCTGCTAATGCTTTAGATAAATCACTAACTTCACGACCTGCTACTGGTGCTGATTTTTGTTGAAAAATAGAAATGCTACTCATTATTTGCTCCTTCTAACGACCACGGTGTATTTTCTGTCTGCTTGTAAACCAGCAGGTAACAGTTCGGGATTCTCTTCGAGAAACTGCTTGAGGTTAGTTTGATGTATCCTCTTCTCGAGCAGGGGGTATGCATCATGTTCTTCTATAAACTGATACATAGAATCCCAATCAGTCGTCCAGTACCGTGTATCCACTTTACGAATGATTGTCCCTGCTGGTGTTTTGATGCTGTCAGCGTTGTTGTCCCTGCATATATCTAGCATCTTCTCCGCTAGCAGTTCTTGCTGGGCTTTCAAGCCTTCGTCTTGTACCTCAAATTGCTCTTTTAATTCTGCTCGTTTGTCACGAATCTTTATGTAAACTTCGGCGAGTTTATCTGTTGTAAAATCTTCCATCATTTAGCTCCTTCAAACTACGAACTTTTTATTATACAGATGACTTTGACAATGTCAAGCTATATTTTCTATTTCTTGTCTATATAAGTCAATTATTTTTGTATGACTGTCTATGTTACTTTGTAACATTTTGTATAGCTTTGCTTCTACTTCACTTCCTTTGATATGTACAATGGTCATAGGGTTCTTTTGCCCAGGACGATTAATACGAGCATTAGCTTGTAAGTACGTCTCTACGCTGGTCATAGGAGCATACCAAATGATTACGTTAGCGGCAGTCAGTGTTAACCCGTGCGATGCTGCTTGTGGTTGGATGATAAGTACACGAATGTTTTCTGTTGTTTGAAAGTCGTTGATTATGTTGTGCCTTTTGTTTACAGGGACTTGCCCGTTAATAATTGCACAAGGTATATTAGCTGCTGTTAAATATTTGTTTAGTAGTTCTATAGTATGAGTAAATGGAACAAACACCAGGACCTTATGCGACGCTTCGTTAATAACTTCTTCAATGACCCGTAATCGGTTGGATACATCAAACTCTATGACTTCTCTAGTATCGGTATAGACCGCACCGCCAGATATCTGCAGTAGCTTGTTGATGTTAGTGGCTGCATTTACGGAAGTTACTTGTTCCCCATCTGCTGACATAGTCATCTGCCGTTTGAGTAATTTGTAATACTTCATTTGCTGGGCAGTTAGAGGTGCATCACGCTCTACAAAGGTAACGTCAGGTAAGTCTAGGCATTGATCTTTTTCAAATCGAATAGCTGGTTGTAGCACTTTATGTACGATGTCTTGAGCAGTAGCTTTAGGTAGCCAACGATACATACCGACTTTGTACATAACTTGGTCACGGAACTGACCATAGAATTTGGGTGTGCCAGTTGGATTAATAAGCTTGGCTAGGCCAAACGCATCTATGGGCGATTGTGCTGCTGGAGTACCAGTAAGCATCCACATACCCTTAACTTGGGCCGCTATGTCTCTGAGTGTCTTCCAACGAGTTGTCTGCGCATTCTTATAGGCACTTGCTTCGTCTACTACGATTAGGTCAAAGCCCCCGTTCAAGATGTCCTGCTTAACAATATCTACCCCATCAAAGTTAATGATGACAAACTCAGCGTTGTTAGCAAATATCTTTTTGCGTTGGGCTGGGCTACCATGAGCTACATCGCATGTGCGATGGATAGCAAACTTAAATAAGTCCTGTTGCCATGCTGACTTCATAATAGATAGAGGGCAGATAACCAGCACACGACGGACTACACCCAACTTCATTAGGTAGTCTGTTGCCCATATTACGCTAGCTGTTTTACCAGTACCCTGCTCGTTAAAGCAAAATGCTTTACGGTTTAATGTTAAAAACTCAGAGGTTAGCTTTTGATGGTCAAACGGTTTAAATTTTCCAGGCCAGTTATAGTCCGTTAGGATACTATTTTTTCGAGACATTCCGCTTAACGGTGTGATCTGAGTTTCTACTGAACGACCTATTGCTGCTAGCGGATTTAACCTTGAGATTGCTTTTAGCACTTGTGCCCCCTTTGCTGAGAGGCTTTGAGTGGTCGACGTCTTTTCCATCACCTTTTGATACCTTTCCATCTTTCATTAGCTCCGCACGGGCACTATTACGCTTTGCCCTGTTCTTTATTTGTTCGGGTTTACCCTGATACTGTTCGTATTCTTTTTTGTATGGTCTAGGTTTGTTCACGTATGGCATATTTTTTGTTCCATTCTTCTTCGTGTTCTTCGGCAGTCTTCATTTTGCCGTAAAAAGGCAAAGTCAACAAGCCAGTATGTTGTAATGCCGTTATAAATCCACCCCTTTCGTAGTCCCCCCTAATCTTTATCCTTACCGCAGTAGATTCAAGGGTATGCCACTCGTTCTTTATTTTAACTGCTACGTGTAGTTCATAGGCACTACCCATATCAGCGTTTACATCTATATAGCTTTCGCATTCATATTTGTACCCACCCTTACCAACTCCAAACTCAACCTCTAAGTTAGACGCTGGTTCGTAGTAAGAATGCTTAAATTCTGGAGGTTTTACTTCTAATGGGCACTCGTCAAAAGTCTCGCTCATTTCCTTCTCTCCCGATAGTTGTGGCATGTTTTAACAGGACACCAACCGCATAAAGGGCTTGATACTGCGTTCCAAACCCCTGTTTTCATAGCCGTTTCAAGGCGCTCTAGGTCAAACCGCACATGCTCAAAGTAGGCTAGCTTGTGCATTGAACTGTGTTCTTTATTAACAAATTCGTTACTAACTACGAATATCAAAGCAGACTTAAGACTAGTAAGCTCAGGAAAATGGATAAACACCGCCGCCGCCAATAAATCCAACTGCTTGAGATCAGCATACTTGGCATTCTTACTGCTCTTGTAGTCAACCAAATACCCTTTGTTGCCATTGATGATTAGTAAGTCCGCAATACCCCGATACCACGCATTTTTATCGTTGAACCCACAAGGATTAAGCCTGCCACCTTTGTTAGATACACCTAGTTCAATCTCAGTATGCTTCTTACCTGGGATGTTCTTAAGCGCATCTATGGTTTTTTGAATAAAGGCAAACTGAGGTGGTATTGGTACGTTATCACGTACGTAATCTTCAGCCGCTTTATGTAGCTCCTTGCCGTATATTGTAGCTTCACTGCCATCGTCTTTTACATCCTTAACGACCTTTAAGTGATAATACTTTTTAGGGCATTGTTGGAATGTTTTTAAACTACTGTATGACCATGCATTCATTTTTTGTTCATTTTTTATATACCTGCTGTAATTTAATTTCAATCTCACCGTTTGCTATTTTTGTTAAATACATTCTTAGAACGGAAGATACAGTCAAACCATTTGCTTTAAATATTTTTTGAGCATCATTAAATACTTTCTTATCAATCCTAACCCTGACCATTGCATCTAACTGTTTCATTTGCCATACCTAGGTAAACAAGTTACATCAACTGGAACATCTGACAAGTATCCGTTTATTTTACGACGAGACATAACCATAACAGGTCTAAGCCCACTAGACTCGCACTCTTGAACCGCTATGATGACTTGGTTTCGGCTCATTTGTGTAAGTTCTTTCTCTACCAATAACGTAGTATCAGGTAACTTAGAGTTGTCTACATAGGGTGAAGAACATGCCCCCAAGAATCCTGTAAGTAATAATATTTTTTTCATTTAATCCTCCTTTTTACTACTGTATCTACGTTTAGGTTTAACTGCTGCAATTCCAATCTCGGGTTCTTGTTTATCTTTAGCATCTATCAGGGCATCTGCCATACCCCAAATCGTTCTTGGATCAACATCTTCATATTTCATAATCATCCCACATGCAATAAACCCTGCAAATAAGATACGCATATGTTCTTTATCTTGATCGTTCATAATTGTTTACTCGGTCTTTTAAGTTTCATTTTGTTTTTAGCAAGCTCTTCTTTTATTTCCTTCAAAGTTAGCTTACCCATATTAGGTATCTTTATTAGTTCATTTTCTGTCTTGCTAAGTAAGTCTTTTAAAGTAAAAATATTCTCTGCTTTTAAGCAGTTCAAAGCACGTGCGCCTAATTCTAAACTGTTTTCGACGGCTTCTTTTTTAATTTTTTCTCTTTCATCCCATGCTTTAGCATTCTTTTTTATCTCTTCTTGTTTAAGAATTTCAACTATTTTTGGGTGGCTATTAATTTCTCTGAGCCTTTCGTAGGCACGTTCAAGATTAGCTTCCGTTCTTTCATACTTAGCTTTATACGCATCGTCTGATTGTTGCTGATTATTAGATAGAGGTACCTGTACTAAGTCATTACCTGCAAACTTACTAAAGTTCACCATCTCTGCTATTGAATTAAACTCCACGTGAATTTTCATTTTTATTTTCCTGTTGTCTGCGTTAATATTTTAAAAGTACCGTCGGGGTTACGTTCCCTTAAGTGCCAAGGTACTGTAGTTTTCTTTCTTTCGTTACTGTAATGAGCGTCTCTACAAGTTGCACAGCAATACATTGCTCTACCCATTGGTGTAGACTGCGTGAACGTTGTATTACACCCCTTACATACACGTTGTGGGCCTGTACCAATAAATATCCTAGCTTTTTTGCGATGCTCTTTAGCTTCGTTAGATACGTATGATCTTATTGAACTTGACCCTTTCATCTTACGCATGTTTTCTAGTTTATATGGGTTGTGTACTGCCACACCAACCTTGGCTCTCTTACTCATTGTTTCTGATAAATCTTTTGATACAACACCAGTGCCTTTGTTAAAGCCAGCGGCTCTTTTAAAATCTTTCGCTTGGATACCATGCGCTATATTCATGTGCGTAGACAAATGTTTGCCTGTCCACTCGCACCCTTCTACTAAACAGTTAAGCGCAAGTCTATTTAGAAAGCCATCGTAGCCTTGTGGAAGCGCCATTTTATCGGGGTTAGCTATTTGCCTATCAAAACGCTTATCCATGTACGAGCGATAGCATACTCGAGTGCAAAACTTTTTAATACCGAGTTGTTTTAGCGGTAAGTAAAAGAATTGTTTGCATTCTAAACACTCAATTTCAGCACCAGTTTTTAACAACATAGCTCTTTTGGCTATTGACTCCGCACTGTAAGACTTCTCTCTAGCTAGTCTTGCCATAGCTTTAAACTGATTTGATTTTGTGTAGCAATCTATTCCACAAAACTGCGGATTGTTTCTGCGTGTAAAGAAAGTATTGTTGCACTGCTTACACACGCTATTTGGTATAGGTTTGCTAAATTTGTTTTTTAAATAAGCATACCTACAAACATTCGAACAAAATAAGTTGCTATTTTTATACACGTGATGTTCAGCTTGTTTTTGTGTACCAACAAACATAGCTTTGCAATGAGCGCAAACTAATTTGTCTTTGATTGAAGTAGCGTACGCACGTTTACTTGTTTTCATTAGCATTCACCATAACTTTTACCCACACCTGATTCACAATTTAACGGCAACTCCTGTGCCCACTTAGGTCGCATCCGCATGCACATCTCAACATACTCTTGCCCTGTCTGCGCTTCTTGCTCAGGTATTACACAAGCAATCGCATCATGCACAGTCATTACCACTTTGTACTTCTTAGCCACCTGCAACATCTGCTCACCAATAATAATTCGAGCTAACGCTTGGCAGACATTCTCAATAACCTTCCCACCATATATCCTGTTAGGGACAACGGCTTTACCTTTTTTAGTGTCGTACACATACTCGTCTTTACCTTGCTCATTGCGTATCTTGCGTAGGTTGGGGTACTTTACATACAGTCCGTTTGGTAAACGAATACCTTTAGTGCCCTCAACAACTAATATTCCATTACGACCTAACGTAGTAGTTTGATTAGCAAACATCGCATCTAAAGCTACTCCCGCTTGCCTCCAAAGTTGAGGTATCCAGTCATAAGTCTCCCGATAGACTTTGATAATACGATTGGCTTCCCCATCCTCAATTTCCACATTGAAAGTTTTGAGTTGCGCTTTGAATTTCGCACTCCCCATGCCGTAGCCACATCCCAATATTGTTGTCTTACCGACGAATCTCTCATCTTTGCTAATTTCTTCTTGCGCCTTAACATAGATAGACGATGCCATGATTTTGTATACATCCTCACCTCTTTCAAATGCGTCAACCAAATCGTTCTGTTCAGCGAGCCACGCTAAGGTTCTTGCTTCTATTTGGCTAGAGTCAGAGTCCACAATCACCGATCCAGGCGGAGCCATAATCGCATCCTTAAGTCTGCTTTGTCTTGGCAAGTTTTGTAAGTTTACTTTGTCGTCACCACCCCAACGACCTGTATGAGCCGCATAGTAGCGTAGTGGTATGGGAAATAAGCCTCGCTGCGCTATCTCAATAAAACGTTCAGTCCTTGTTTCTTCAAGCGTGGACTTTACTCCAAGTCGTGAGCAAGCTAGTAACTGAACCGATTCTTCTTCGTGTTCAAGCAAAGCTTTAAAGCCTTCGTCTGTCTTAGCAAATGCCCAAGTTTCTTTTCCTGTTGCTGGACTTATTTTAGTGGGGGGAGTTACACCAAGAGAATTTAGAAGTTGAGCAAACTTGTCGTTGCTCATCAAATCTTCCTTCATGTATTTGTTTAAGTACACTTCTTTTGCCCTACGAACACTACCTAAATGGTCATGTAACATATTGCCATCAAGCCATAGGCTAGGTTCAGAGAACATACGGATGGTCAGGTCAATAAGCCGTAGCTCAATAGGAGGAAAGCCTGCACTTAGTTGCTCAAACAAAGCCATCGTAAGCACCACATCGTTCTTGCAGTACTCACCGTACTGTGCCAAGTCTTGTGTATTAAAGTCAATCCGACGCTTGCCTAAAGCATTAAGCACCTCTGTGCCTTTTACTCCTAGCCCATAGTGTTCGGCTAACTTAGCTAGGCTACCGCCAACTTCCGTGCCGTGTATTGCTCTTGCCATAGATAAAGTATCAGCAATACCCTTGGGCTTTATATCAAACTGCCAGTTAAGGATAGCCATGTCAAACATAGCGTTATGGGCTACCACGAGATGCTTATCGAGTTTATATTTATCCAACACAGTCTTTAAGTATGCTCTAGTACCACTATACCAATGCGGTTCCCCACCATCTTCTTGTCTTGAGAGGCATTGGATAGCAAACCCAATCGTCTCAAACTCATCAGACCGAATGTATTCCTCTGTAGTCATTTTGCTAAGGGAGTAGGTTTGAGAGTAGTAAGTCTCAAAGTCCAAACAAAAGATTTTCAAAGTTTAGTCCTTGGGCTACCGCCTGCAACTTGCCGAGAAAGCGATGATAGTTCTTCTTGTTGTCTAGGAGAAAGATTGTTAAGTGTTGCCATCAACTCAGTAGCAGTAAGAGAAGAGGGTAGGGTAGTAGGTACATCTGAGAGCCGAAATTCATGGGACTCTCTTAGCAAAGTATTCATAACTCGTTTAGTAAATAGCTCGCCTTGTAGACTCTGCATCTTGTCCCATAGGGCTTTGATTTCTTTGTCGTTTAGGAACGGCAACTGATCTTTGCAGTCCTTACCCCCATTAGTTCGCATGTCAATAGCGTAAAGAATGTCTCGCCATTTTGCAGGATACCCATCTCGCAGGGTAGGGACAAACTCATCAGGGTTACTGCTCATGCGTTCAAGTAATATCTGAACACCTTTATTCATTTCAACATCTGCCATCAATATCCTCCTCGTCAAGTAAGCTCCTTAAGGTTGCACCTAACAATGTTAGGCTTTCCTCGTTTACTACATAGGCAATTCCACCCGCATTACGGATGTCTGCCATTTCTTTTTCTTGTAGTGCAGTAGGCTTATTAGTCCCTGCTTTGCATTCTATGGCAATGAACTTACCCTTAGCACAGCATATGATATCAGGCACACCGCTTCTGCCGTATCCATGTGTCGCAGGGAAAAAATAATAAATGCCGTAAGCCTTGATTAGCTTAACGACTTTATCTTTAACTTTCTTTTCGGGAGTAGATGCCATGCCACCATACTAACATGATGTTGGACTTTGTCAAGGGGAATTTAAAATATATTTGGGAGGGGTTGGGGGGATATGTAGATTATCCGCCCCCCTCGGATTTTGGGTTCAGCTAGCGTAAGAAATCACGGGGCAACTAGCTGATAATAAAATCGTTTGCATCTACAAGGCTAATAGGTTCTATCGTAATCAAATGCCCCTAACATTGTTAGGTCTTGCTTAGGTTTGCAACCACACGATTGAGATACCATTGTGCTTTCTTTAGGTTCTCTAGCTTATCGTCTTTGTGGTCAGCACGACTAATGTATTTGACTACATTACCTAAATGATAATCCAACTGCTTAGCTTCGATAAAGTCGATAGTCTCAATACCACCCACCTTATAGTGGCTCGGGCTATTCACCACATCATCTGCATAC